AAAAGGGTAAATATTATACCTGTCGTTTGTTGTTTCTTCTGCCATCTTATAAAATCCTTATAGCCCTTGTTTATAATAAATTTAAAAAAATCTAGGGTTAAAAGTTTGAATCTTACCGCTAACTTCCCAATACATACGCATCATCAACGCATCTGAGTAGTCAGGTGATCTTCCTAGTAACTCTTTCACCTTGTCTTTAGGTAATATGGAGAGCTTTCCATCTTTGTCTACATTATCCCGCTTGATATACTCTAGCTCTTCGTTGAGCTTGTCTTGGTATGTATCGTCTACTACCCATATCTTGCCCTCGTTTACATAATCAGCTAATTTAAAATAACATTGGCTTTTTAAGTGATTGAAGTTCTCGCCCGCTTTTGCTTTCGATCCGTTCTTAAATTCTATCGTATTGGCTAAGAATCCACTCAAGCCACCGCCTACACCATCAGCGTCATAGCATATATTGGAATTGGGAACGCCATATTTATTTTTGAACTCTTTAATCTTCTCAATAATACCCAAGCCTGTACTTTTCGCCTCTGAGTAGATTTTAATAAGCCTTAAGCCGTCCCAAACGCATAAAACGAACCTATCGCTTCCCTTCGTGGCTATATCTGCGGTTATATATTTGCTTCCGCTTGGCACTTGAGTATTCTCGTAAAGGTCTAAAATCTTGTCATACTCAATTAGTTTTGCGGGGTCATCGTCATAGTAGAAGTTGCCAAATAAAAGGCGTTCTCTAGTCACCTTGTCGGCTTTTCGCAAGTTCTCAATGTAGGCTTCTGAGATATGCGGGTTATCTGTTACAAGTGACCTGACAAAAGCCTTATCGCTTTCTAGTCGCCCCTCGTCAAAAGGTTTGACAAAATCTTGCATTATCCAATTTTTTGCGGGGTTACAAGAATAGAACATCTTAGGAATTGACTCCCAACCATCGCCTTTAAGCTCTGAAAAACGCCCTCTAAGGACATCTACCGCTTTCTTCTTTATCTCTTGTGCTTCATCAAGAAAAACGCCTGTAAGCTCATAAGAGCCGATTCTGTTGTATTCGGGGTCTGAAGGATACCAGCCCATCTCTCTAAACTTAATCTTTGAGCCTGTTGCGATATTATAAGCGTAGTTTGTTTGGGCGTTGAAGGTAAAATGCTCTGCTACTCCATAGTGATTTATGACCTTGTGAAAAGTTGCTAGTGTGGTGTCTCGTAGGTCTGTGAAGTTTGCCCTTGCTATCATATAAGAAGATTTAGGCTTATTGAAGGTTTCAAGCATTATCCATAAATTACCAAGCCAAGATTTGCCTCCTCTACTTCCCCCGCCGTATAATACCTCATTAGTACTATTGTCTGTTAATAGCTTATAGGCTTCAATCTGCTTCTTGAATAGCTTAATCTCCTTCATCTAGTACGATTTTAAACCCTTCTATCTTACCTGACAACTCTACCTTTTCGGCTTCGTTTAACCCAAACATCTTTGCAATAGAATCATAAGAACCTTTAGCGACTGCTGGCGTTAAATCCTTGTGTTTCTCTATTAGTTCCATATAGCCATCATAAAGAAATTTCCTATCAACTTTGAACTCCTTTTGAGCTTCTGCTTTGAGTTCTTCTAGTCTATCCTTTATACTAACATTACCTAACAGGCGAGAAGCTCCTGCATCTGCTCCTGTCTTGCTATATCCTGCATTGATATAAGACTGAGTTGCGTTGCCTGTGTTAATGTACTCTTGGCAGAATTTCTCTTGCTTGGGGCTTAGATTATTCATATTAAAACCTTCTTTTGTTTAAATATAAATTTATTCTTGTTCTGTGAACTTAAAACCTAAGTGCTTGTATATGGCTCTCATTGTTTTATTCATATCTTTTACGCCCATAAAAACAACTTTTTCACCTGACTCATCAACTAAACAGTTAATATCCTCACGATAGGTTAATAAATACTTATCTCCATCTTTCATTCTTCACCTCGCCATTTGCCTGTAACACCCCTTGTGAGATAGTTTAGAGCCTTGTCTAAATCCTTCTCTACGGATTCACCCTCTTTTAGCCCTGCTCTTAGGATATACTTTAAGCTCTGAGCTACATTATAGGCGTTAATTGGGTCTAGTTTACCATCTAATCGTTTAATGGTTTCTTCTATCACCTCAATAGGTTCAATCGCCTTGCTTGAATAGTGTTTATCGTGGTTCATTCTTCGCCCTCTTCAATCTTTTCGCAATACGCTTTTCTTAGTTGTTCATAGCAAAATGATTTATAAAACTCCGTACTTATACAAGCATCAAATTCCTGCTTTAATTGTTTTAATTGTGATTGATTACAGCGATAATCTGAAAGTTCTGTATTTTCACAAGCAAATAGTAGAATTGTTGAAAGTATCATTAAATATTTCATTCTTCGTCCTCCATCATTGGGAACTCTTCACAATCATCCCAAGTGATTTTACCTTTTAAGGCTTTGATTTTTGAGTTAGGGATATATCGGAAAATACCCCCATCGCTACGAATAGCATAGTTTATTAGGACTCTTTCTTCATCCGCATAATTAACCATCTGAGCTTCATTTTCATCGCACCACACCTTCGCCTCAAATGGTGTCATTTCTCTTTTTTTTGATTCTTTTATTTCTCGGTGGTATTTCCAAAAGTAACTATCAAGAAATTTAAGCGCAAAGCACAACGCCCTGCCATCATCCGTAATTTTAATTAACCTCCTTCGCTCCCAAGGCAGGTCTTTGTCATTCCTAACCTCAATCTCTTGCAAGTCGTTAATATTTAGTTCTTTGTATTCGCTCATTCTTCTACCTCAGTCTCTTTCACTTTAATCAATTTGTAATGTTCCTTAGGGTTTATTCTTTTGAAAGAAGCAACTGCAAGTCTTTTACTAGCGTACTCAGCTAGTGTGTGCCACACTACATTGCCAAATACTTCTCGCTTTTGTTTGATTACATAATATTTCATTCAAAAACCTTTCATTCTTTGCACAAACTCAAACTCGTCTATTGTTATTTGTGTTCGCTCTACCTTGAAAATAAAATCGCCCTTTGTTTTTGCATAAGATCTAGCTTCTTTTAATGTCTCAAATTGCTTATATTCGTGCTGCATAGTTTTTACAAAATATGCCTTCACGATTGATTTATAAACATTTTGAGAAGGAAATTCCCTAGGTATGTTTATTAGTTTCATTCTTCTACCAATAAGCCTTGATTACAAGTTTAATAAGCACATCTTCATCTACTTCTTCCGTATTAACTACTAAATCCTTATCGTCATCTAGGTAATAATCCGTAATTCTAAACACTCTCTCGTCATCACAAAAGATGGCGTTTTTGTCATCATATGAATCGCCTTCAATTAAAGCGTAATCTTGACACCATTTGTCCAGTTGCTCGTATAGGTAATCTTCGTAGCCATCGCTCTCATATGGTCTTTCTAAAAATCTTTGATGATCCATTATAACGCTCCTTTGTTAGCTTGAATTAACTTATCAAGCTTTTCGATTAATCTTTCTTTAAACTCATAATCTGAGCTTTTGGTTATAAACTCTAATACTTCATTGTAAGCAGACTCTCGCCCTTGTTGAAAAGAGCGCAATGCTCTCTCTTCGTATTCTTTGCCTGTAAAAATTGGGTTTTTATTCACGATATTCTCCTTTGTTGTCGTTCTTTATAAATTATTAAATATTTAATAGGTTTTCAATAAAAAAATTAACTTTTTTTAATTATCTCTAAAATATTTTCAATCAGGTCGTAGTTTTCCATATTGTTGATAAAAAATCTTTGCTTTTGTGTTGGTTTTATCCCATTGAGAGCTAGAAGAGTATAAAGGTTTAATCTTGGGTCATCTTCTAGCTCTATTTCGTTAATTCGCCTGCCCCTCATAAGATTGAGTCTTTTAGGGAGAATTGAGGGGCAAGCGGTAAGTTTATAGCCCTTAAAGAAGGGCAACCTCCACTTTTCTTAGATAACGACAACATAAGGAGGGAGGTCAGTTTCATATAGTTCTCGTTTCTTTTAAAATATAATTATTTGCAAAGTAGTTTGCCATTGTTTACATATTTAAGCATCTATCTAGCTCCGTTTCTAATCGCTTCTAAGCTAGGAATTACCTCTAAGATAGAGTCTAACACCATAGAGGACCTTATTCCCTCTAGGTTAAATTCTACTAAGATTTGGTTATTTAGTTTTTTAATCATAAAGCTCATAATACTTCCTTTTTGTTGTCGCTATGCAAAAGCTATATATTTTTTGATAATTATCAAAGATTTATTCTAAAAAATTTGGTTTTGCTATTTCCTCGCCTGTCTCCATTAAGTAATAATACCCACAAGCCTCTATATATTCGCCAAATTCCTTCGTGCTTAGTTCTGTAGTGCTTTTACTTATTTTGACCACCTCGCCCGTCTTTGGGCTTTTTATCTCTAAAGGTAAGAAGTTAGCCCTTAACATATCGTGAGCCATCTCCTTTGTAATACCCCCTAAAGCATCGTTCCACAATTGCCTAAAAGCAGGAACTATACAAGACCAGTAGTATTTATTTTGAGCCAATGACCGCTTTAGAGGTAGCTTGTTAATCTCAACTAGCACTTCTTGACCTTCGTGTACCTGAATCAACTCTCTGAGCTTGTCGGTCATTACAATAGCACCTCTGTGGATACTTGTTTTTATCATTACATCTCCAATAAAAAGTTATATTGAGCCGTGTCACGCTCAAAGCGTTCTAGCATCAGGTTGTAATAATCCTTGTCTAGTTCACATCCCACTAGTTCAAAACCCATTTCGTGACAAGCTACTGCTATTGAACCTGAACCTAAATGCGTGTCTAAGATTTTATCGCCCTCTTTGGCGTAATTGTGGAGTAGCCATTTATAAAGGCAAACAGGTTTCTGCGTTGGGTGTATAGTGCCTCCTTCTCTCACCAAAACCAACGGGTTTTTTGTGTATTCTCTTAATGCCCTATTAAATGAAGTATAAGCCAACTCTGCATCGCTTGAACTAAAATTGCCTCTATCCTTTCTCCAAACAATCCACCCCATTGATGGCTTTAAATACTCAACCATATAATTAGCGCCCCAAATAATTTGATTTTTAGATACCCTAAAAAGCTCATCAAAATATTCTTTTTTTGGTATTGAGCTATCCCAACCCTTGAACTCGTGAGCCTTTCGCCCTCCATTTTTTCCGATTGTCTGTTTTGCACCATCATATTTTATTCCATAAGGAGGGTCTACAATCGCTAAATCAAAATAATTATCAGGATACTCAGCCATTAGCTCCATATTATCGCAATTTCGCAAGTCTATCTTATCTGTTAGTTTCATATTTTACCCCTTCAATCTCAAAATCATAGAGCCACCCAAACTGCTCTATCGTCTGCATTCGTGCTTCCATTTCGCAATCAGTTTCACAAAATATCTTACCTGTGACATTGGACGAACCATCAAAACCTTTAAAGTCAACCTCGTAGCCCACAAGTACCTTTGATTCTAAATAGTTCCTCTCTAACTTCTCTTGAGTTGATTCCGTGCGCTTCACTATGACATACCCTACAAAGGGCAACGAGATTATTGTCAGAATCATCGCCACCCCTAGAGCGAAAAACGATATGATGAACATCAACAGCCACCGCACCGCATACCTGACAAAGCTCGTGATTCTCTGCATATTTTTTAACATTTGCTAAATCCCTTTTAACTTTAACTTTTGGAAACTTCACCTAATACCGCCTCTTATTGTTTGGCTTCTGCATAAATCTTCAAGATTACCGCCATTCTTCCAATTGTTTACAATTGTATCAATTATGGAAACTACATTAATCTCTTCAATATGCCTTTTCCAATCTTGAGGATTACCAAATAGAGGATAATCGGCGCCTTTAATATCATTCCACTTAAAAAACACATCCTTCCATTCTTGGGTCGGTATCTCTGATTGATTTGGTAACATTGTGTTTTTTT